TGGATGGCCGCGTCCCGGATGTTGGCAGTGTCGATGGCCGCGCCGCCGATCTTGGCGTTGGTTACGGCGGCATCCCCGATCTGCGCCGTTTGAATGGCCGCATCCCGAATGTTGGCCGTGTCGACGGCCGCTTCGCCGATCTTCGCGTGGTCGATCGCGCCGTCCCGGATGTGCGCCGTGCCGATCTCGGCCTCGCCGATCTGCGCGGAACCGATGGCCGCCTCCTCCACCTTGGCCCGGGTGATGGCCGCGTCCTTGATGTTGGCTGTATCAATCGCGGCTTCCCGGATGTTGGCCGTGTCGATGGCTGCCTCCCCAACCTTGGCATGGGTAATCGCGGCGTCCTCAATCTTAGCCGTTTGAATGGAGGCGTCCTGAATGTGCGCCGTACCGATCTGCGCTTCCCCGATATGGGCGCTTTGAATCGCGGCTTCCTGGATGTGCGCCGTCTGGATGGCCGCCAGCCCGATTTGCAGGCTGCCCACGGAGCCGTCCTGAAGCTGGCCCGTACCCACGCTGCCCAGCGCCAGCTTCGCGCCGTTGATCAGGCCGCTGGCCAGCTGCCGTGAGGAGATCAGGTTGCTCTCCACGGTGTCCGCCACCGTGCCCAAGGTCAGCTGCGTGTACTTGCGGGTCAGGCAGTCGTAGGTGTACTGCGTCATGCGCATGGACACCGAGACGCCGATGCGCCGGGCGATGACCCGGACGGCGTCTCCCAGAAAGATGTTCTGAAGCGCCGCGTACTGCCGGTACTCCTCCGTCTCCGCACAGTTGATGAAGTCCACGTTTAGCGTCACGGTCGGCAGGTCGCAGCTTTTGTCGTACTCGGCCTGCACCGCCTTGCGCAGCTTCGCTCTGGCCTGGGCGGTGGTCATGTCCTTGGAAACCTTGGCGTCGGACACCGGCAGGTGAATCCATTTGGGGTGCGGATACTCGGCGATATGCGGACTGTCGATGAACAGCTCGTCCAGATAGAGGAGCTTTCCATCCTTGGTCTCGCCGGTTGGCATGATGCGCGTGACCACGTCGGTCACGTCCACGTCGTAGGAGATGCCCAGGAGATTCTTCCCCTCCCGGATTTGCACGTCGGTGTCGGAGCCGACACGGGTGACGAGGAACACATCGAACCAATCCCGCATGAGCTCCGCGCCGTATTTCTCGACAAGCCCTCCTTCGCCCAACAGCGCCTCCACGGGATTAATGTTCTCGAATTTCACCTCGTCCGCTGTCGTCGTGAGATCGGAATAGAACGTGAAATCGTGCTCGGATTGACATTTGGCGGCGATGTTTTGCGCAACGACAGCGCCCGTCGCGGATGCGGCGGGCGTATAATCCTTGATCATGTTGTCGAGCAAATCGTAGAACACGTGCCGCGCGTAGACCGTGATCTTGTCAAGCGCCGGCACGGTCCGATAGATCCGGAACGGCTGATCCCGCAGCTGCCGGGACTCGATCACCCCGCCCGCGGCTTGCTGCGGCGTTCCCTCGGTGCGCACATAGGTCAGATACTCCGACGCCATGTATCCATGCTTGCCATCCGGACAGGAAACCTCGTACCAAGAAGAGGTTGTTTTATTGAGGACGACGACCTCGGTGCCCTTTTTGTATTTGCCGAGAATCTTGTATTTGGTTCCGGTGCCCGAGCGCAATCGCAGCGGATCACGATTGGTGGATACCCGGTAGATCTGGGTGCCGGAAGTCGGGGGCGCCAACTTGATCTGCGGGGTTGGCGCGGAGGGCACCGGCGCGCGGAGGATGTTGCCCTCGATCAGCCGCCGCCATTTGCCCTGCGCGTCCAGCGGGTGTTCGAGTGTCAGCTCCCACTCGCCGTTGAGCGTTTCGGTCACGGCACAGGAGGAGGGCGATACCGGCCCGAGTCCGTTGCCCGAAAAGTCGGTGCTGTCGGGCGAATAGACACAGATCACGGCCTCACCTCCTTAGAAGGGCATGAAAAACGCCCATCACTTGATGAGCGAGAAGAAAGGTCACAGACAATTCGGGGTTGGCTTGACGAACATCCGCACAGCTAAAGCAGATATCTCCAGTTCGGTTGAATCACGACCTTCGTAACGCTTCCAGTCCAACTGATGGCATTCATGCCCGGCATAAGCAGAGGAAAGTCGCCGCTCATATTGGAATTACGGGATGAGGTCCCGGAATACGCCTCCATCAGCGGCGTATCGAGTGTAATGCTTCCCGAAACGCCTTCGAGCTCCACGATGGTGAGCCCCACCATCAGGGTGATCTCCCCGGAGCCATGCACCGCAATGACCGGTTCGGAAGGAACATTGCCCGGATTGTTCAAGATACCGGTCGACTGCGTGAGCGTGGTCGGCTGTACGTTTTTCTCGTACCAAAATGGCTGACAGCGGAAGTTGACGGCAAACGACCGGTGGGGATTCCCTCGCAGGATCTTCTCAAAGGCGATCTGGTTGACGATCCGTGCGTAGTAAAACCCGCCCGTTCGGTCAGCAAACGTCACCGTGCCGCCGCCCTTGAGCCAGCCACAGATCTCGTTCAGTCTGGAAACATCCTCGACGAAGCACTCCGCGCTCAGGATGAGATCGTCGTACACGTCCTCGCCCTCCAGCGTAGTCAGTGTCCCGGAGCGGCTCGGGACATTTGTGAACGTCGCCCGCTCGGGTGGCCGGGTGAGAGCCGGTTGCTGCGATACATGGATGCCGTACTGCGTACATCGGACGCCGTTCCACTCGAACCAGTCATTCATGTCCTTTCCCCCAAACAAAAGAGACCGCAGCCCTTTCGGGTGCGATCTCCTTTTTATATTAAACTTCCTATACGTCGATCTGTTCGGCCAGATACTGGAGCAACCGCTTGAGGCTCCAACGGCCCGCCTCGAGCTTTCGATCAAGCCGGATCGGCACATCATCCGCCTCTGAGGCCAACGCCGCCACCTTCATGGAAAGCGCATGCTCCTTTTCCGCAGCCGCTTTCGATATCAAGGGTAAGTATGCGCAGATGAGCTCCTCCCTCTCCATGTGGAGCAGTATGCCGTCTTCTTCCGCGCCGTCCCATAGCGCCGCGCAGTTGAGCTCGCCGTTCTGCGCCCCGACGATTTTCTCCCCAAGCGAGTCGGCCGTTTCCCGAAGCGCTTCCTTGTCCCACATCAGCTGGTCCAGCATGTGGGGGTCATACGATATCTCCTGCGTCACCCGGAAAAGCCACGCCGGATCTCCATCCAATATCCGCTGCTTTGCCTCCTGCCGCACGTCCCACAGACTCTGTTCTATGGGGTGAAATACCGCCTCGCCTTCCCGGATCCTCTCCGCTGATTTCTTCATGCTCTCGCCTCTCTTTTACTGCACCTTCCGCATTAATTTCATTATAATGCAGTCTCCGCATTATAGCAAGCATATTGGCCTTTATACTGTCCCCAAAGAAGGGGGTAGTCCATATGTCGAAGCCACGCGTAACGCCACAGGGGAAGCGGAACATCGTCGGCGCCAAGGTGGCGCGGCTGCGGAAGGAGAAAAACCTCAAGCAAAAGGAGTTGGTGGCCACGCTGCAGAGCTTGGGCATGGACATCTGCGATACCAGCATGTCGAGACTCGAGGGGCAGAATCGGCTGGTGCAGGACTTCGAGGTGCCGATCCTGGCCACGGCGTTGGGCGTATCCGTGGAGTATCTGCTCGCGCCAGAAGGAGGGCAAGACTGATCCGGCAGGAGCGTCGCCAGATGACGGCGCTCCACGTTTTCCGGCTCAGATGTGGCAATCCATGATGGTAATGGTCAGCCCCTCCGCCTCGGCCTGCTTGAGATACGCTTCAAACTGATCTTCATACGCCTCCCGGCTGTCCGCGGTGGTGTCGCTGATACCAAACCAGCCCATATGCCCCTCTTCAACCCACTCGCCGTCCGCCGTCACAAAGGCAAAGGTGTGGAATGTTGCCTGGGCTTTTGCGTATTTCTCCTTGGTGCCGTATTGCCGGATGAAGTACTCCGGCTTGTAGAGGCGAAGGTGATCCTCCGGCCTCTCGTCCGCCCGAAGCGGCGAGCCTTCCACCTGGATCTCCCACGCACGCAGCGCCCTGTCATAGGTGGCGGGATCCGGAGAGAAGTCGCAGTCTGCGACCAGCGCCTGATCGCAATGGCCGGAATCGCGCAGCACAGTCTCGTTCGTCCAGGAGGGCGTGCCGTAAGCGCCGGTCTTTCCTTCCTTCAGCTTCAAAAGCCCCGTCCACCGGCCGCCGATCTCATACCAATCCCAGTGCGCGTCGGGGTTGCGCCAGTATCCGCGCTTCCCGGCAACCGCGTCAAAATCCGCGCCTTCCTCCTCTTCGAATACCGCGTAAGGAGAGGCGCTGTCCACGCCTTCGCAATAGGGCTCCAGAAGCGTATCCACCTCCGCCGGGGAGCGGGAAAATACCGCCGCAGTAAAATGGGACATTCGTTGCCACCTGCCTTCATTTGTTTGGGGACCCGCTCGTTGGGTCAGTGCAGTATCGCTCTATCCCGGAGGGATAGCAAGTAGAAAACGAGACGCGGGATTGGGGCATGGTACACAATCAGGCCATGCGCAGCCCACGCCCGCGCTGCCGCCGCCTGGTGAGCGTGGAGATCTCCACAGCCAAAGCATAGATGTCCTGCTCGTCCCGCACGTAGAAGGTGTTCCCCGAGAGCGTCACGGTGCTGGACTGGTCGAAGGTCCTTCGGTTGTCGCTGGTGGTGTAGGCGACGGCCCCGCCCTTCGCGGCGTCGGTCAGGTACCGCGCTGCGTTGGCGATGGTGCGGGCCTGCACCTTCGCTTCCAGCAGCACGCCCTCTCCAAGCCCCTTCATGGCCATACGGCCGACCTCGTCCCGGAACACGCCGGAAGGAGAGCTGATCTGAAGCGCATTCTTTGCGGCCAGCACGGCGGCGAGCGCCGCTTCGCGCATGGCGGAGATGACGCCGGAGCGCCCGGCGATGATGCCCGACCGAAGACCCGCCATGGCGTTCACGCCGATGGCAAACAAGGACAGCGCCGAGAGGCTGACCGCCAGCGCTCCCTTGACGCCGGCTGCAACGGTCTGTGCTGCGCTGCCCATATTATAAGAAGAAAGTGCCGCGGCAAGGCCGGCTGCGGCGCCCAGCCCAATGGCCGCAAGCGCGGTTCCGGGCAGCGCGGCTTCCACAGCAGCAGCGAGGTTGAAGGCCAGCGTGCCCGCATCCGCGGAGAGATCTGCCTCCGCCATGCCGGCGCCCACGCCCGCCGCGACGTTTTCGCCCACAGGCTTCACGCGCGTGGACGGCGACTCAATGCCCAATGCCAGGTTGAGCGCATCCTCCAGATTGGTTGCGACGGTCTCCGCGTCGGTGGACCAGCCAGCTTCCGTCATGCCCTGCGCTACGCCCGCCCGGATGTTTTCACCGGTGCCGGTGAGCTCCAGGTTGTTCAGGAAATCGACGATATTCTTGAGGTTTTGGAGATCCTCCTCGTTGATTTCCTCGCCGTTTTGAATGGCGGCCACCAGCTCGGACACATAGGTGGTGAAGTTGGCCAGGTTGTCACCGGAGAACTGGGCGTTCATCTGGTTATTGATGCCCTTGAGGGATGCATCGTCCATGAGTCCCCACAAGTTGACCCAGGTTCCTTTGTTCTTCTGGAACGCCGCCAACTGCACGTTGAAGCTGTCCATCCAGGTCAAGAGATCGGATCCCATCAGGTCATTGAGCCAGCCCCAGTCGTTGTGCGACTGCTTGCCGAAGACCTCCAATGTCACATACTTGGTGGTCACGCCCTCGGCGGCCTTTTGAACCGACTCCGCGGTCCCCTCGATCTGGGGCGTGATGAGCACGTGCAGCGTGCCGTCCGCCTCATACGCGATGAGGGTGTTCGCGTCGATCTTGTTTGCGGGGACGAGGTTCACCGGGATCTCCTTGCCGCCCTCCCAGAAGGTGGCATTGGGATCGTCCAGCACCTCGGACGGATCCTCATACTTTTCGCCCACGCGCACGATGCCGGTTACCGTCACGGGATTGTTCTTGACAAACTCGTTGTAGGCGGTGAGGTCGTAGCCCACGATGCCGATCCGGCTCTCGATGTAGCTGGGCTTCGTCACGCCCTCCGCGTCCTCATAGGCGGTGATCTTCGCCACCACTTCGGCCTTGAGCTCATCCTGGTTCACGTTCGTGGCCTCGGCGTAGGCTGTGACGATGGCGTCGATCTGCGGCTCGGAGAGCTTTGAGAGGTCGATCTTCTCGGCCTGAAGGTACTCGGTCACCATAGCCGTGACATCTATGGGCTTCAGGCTTGCGGTAGACGCCCCGCCCGTCGCCTCCTCATAGGCCAGCACGAACGCGGTGATGCCTTCCGGCGTGAGGCCGTCCGTGTTGACTTCTTCCTCTTCCAAGTATTTGGAGATGTATGCGGTGATCTCGGCGGGTTTCAACAGGCTGATGTCTGCCCCGGTCGCCAGCTCCTGATAGGCGCTGACCATGGCGGTCACGTTCTCCGGCGTCAGCCCGGACACGTCCGCGCCGGTCACCACCTCGGCATACGTCTTCACATACGCCGTAAGGCCCGTCGGCGTAAGCGACGCCGTCGTCGCTCCCTCCGGAATTTTTGTGTATTCGTTGATGAACGCCGTGACCTTCGGCTCCAGCCGGAGAATCCCTTCCGCCTCGGTGTACCCGTCGATGACCGCCTGGGTGGTGATCGCGCCCGGATTGGAGGCGAATTCCTCCCACCGCGCCTGCGCGCCGGTCATATCGAGGTCGGTGGTGATCTTGAGCACTTCTTCGGGCACGGCCTCTGAGAAGATGCCGCTTAAGCCCGTCAGCGTGTCCTTGTGATCCTTGACAAACTGCGAAAGCGCCGCGACCTGCTCCATCTGACCGGACACGTCGATCTCCGGAAAGAGCGCCTGTACCTCTTCCTCGGTCATGCCGCTGTCCATGAGCGACTGGATCTGCGTCAGCACGCCCAGGTACTCGGTGAGCGCGCCTTCGTCCAGGCCCTCCGACAGGGCAGCCATATCTTCCAGGATCTTGCCCATGGCCTGGGTATCGTTGTTGCCCGCGGCGATGCTGTATTCGCGGAGCTTCTCCGCCAGCGTGTCGATACCTGTGCCCGCTGCCTGAATGTCCTCCTGATTCCAGACCGGCATGACCAGCTCCTGAAGCGTCTTGGCATACTCTTCGGCGGCTGCCTTCCGGTCCTGATTGTACTTGTCGTTGAGGTCGTTCAACGCCTGCTGCTTCTCCGCGCCGTCCTCCATGAGTCCAATGAGCGCGTATTCCTTGTCGTACTGCGCGTCCAGCTCCGTGTTGATGGCGGCCATACCCTCCGCGGTTGCCACCATGGCGTTCTCGTAGACCGTAGCATCGGCGTCCGGCTTCCCCCGCGCCTGCGCGCGGGCCACCTCCGCCTCCACCTTCTGAAGGATCGTCTCGAACCCTTCCGGATCGGCGGGCGAGAGCTTGTACTTGACCTCGATGGCCTCCCGCGCGTCGATAAGCTCCTGAAGCCGAACCTTGTCCTTCTCGGTGAAGTTCTTCCCCTTGCGTTTTTTGAGCAGCTTTCCGATTTCCGCGTCCATGGCGTCGAGCTTTGCGATATCCTCTTCAATCTGCGAGGACACGGAGGTGTAGCCCGCCTGCTTGGCGGTTTTGTTCATCTCCTCGAGCTGTGTGCGCGTGGCGTCCGTGAGCGTCTTGAAGGATTCCGTCCACTCGGAAACGATCTCGGTGGTTTCCGTCTTGCCGTCCGACCACACCGCGATGAGGCCGTCCATCCACTCCTTCGAGGTCTGGGCGGTACGAACGAAATCCTCCTCCGTCATGCCGAAGGATGTAAGGCCTCCCTTCCCGTAGAAGGTGTCGGCGGCGTTGTTCTTCCAATTGCGCGCCGTTTCGTTCATGCTCTCCAGCGCTTCCCGGACGGCCTTGGCCCCGGACGCGTAGTCGTAGAACTTGTACGCGCCGTAGATCAGTGCGGCGGACAGCGCAGCCACGGCGAGTTTGGAGGAAAGCAGCGTCTTGGCGAAACCGGAGAACCCGCCGCCCGCGACCTTGACTGCGGCGCTGAATTTGCCGATGCCGAGACTGACCTTGCCCAGCGCGCCGGTGATCTGGCCTACCGCCGACACCATCTTCCCGATGACCAGAATCGCCGGACCCACCGCCGCCGCGATGGCGGCGAACTTGACGATGGCCATGCGCTGGGACTGGTCCATGGCGAGGAAGGAGGCCAACATTTCGTTGGCTTTGTCAATCAGCTGCTGAAGCGTGGGGTTCATGTCGTCGCCGACCTGCTGCGCGAACAGGAGCGCCGTGTTTTTGAGGTTGATCAGCCGGCTCTTGGTGGTGGCGTAGCGCTTGCCCGCTTCCTCTACCAGAGCGGTGTTCTCCTCCCAGGCGCGGTTGGCCGTCTGCTGCGTGCTCGCGAACAGCTCGGTGGCGTTGGTGGCGCGCATGAGGGTATCGCGGAGCCTGACCTCCTTGATCTCCATATCCTGCAGCGTGACGATGGCCGACGCGCCCTCCTCGTCCATCTTGCTCAACCCAACGATGAACGCCTGGAACGCGGCGGCGGGATCGGAATCCCACAGCGCCTTGAACTGCGAAGCCGTCATGCCCGAAACCTTGGCAAAATCATTCAGGGCTTCGCCACCCGTTTCGGCGGCCACCTCCATCTTGATCAGCGCCTTGGAAAACGCGGAACCGCCCATCTCCGCCTCGATACCCACCGAGGACAGTGCGGCAGCAAAACCCAGGATCTGCGCCTCGGTCAGCCCCACCTGATGGCCTGCCGCCGCCAGGCGCGTAGCCATGGCCACGATGGAGGACTCCGTCGTCGCGTAGTTGTTGCCCAGATCGACCAAGGCCGCACCCAGCTGGTCGAACTGAGACTGGTCCATCCCCGTGATGTTGGCAAACCGGGCGAGCGCGGAGGCGGCTTCGGCGGCAACAATGTCCGTGGAGTTGCCCAGGTCGATCATGGTCCTCGTGAACTCCACTAGGTAGTCGTTGGCCACGCCCAACTGGCCGGCGACGGCCATGACCTCGGCGATGTCCTCGGCGGAAGCCGCCACCTCGGTGGACATCTGCTTGACCGAGTCGGACAGCGAATCGAACTCCTGCTCCGTCGCGTCCACGGTCTTGCGGACCGAGGCGAAGGCACTCTCGTAGTCGATGGACGCTTTGAGCGCGGTCGCGCCCAGCGCCAGAATGGGCGCGGTGACGACCTTGGTCATCCCCTTGCCCGCCTTGGTCAGCGCCTTGCCCACCGTGTCGCACTTCTTGGAAAATGCCGTCAGCGTCTCGCCCGCCTGTGTCCATCCGGACTGCATGCGGTACAGCTGCTCTGTGAGCTTCTTGATCTCCGCCTCGGTCTCCCGGACGGCGGCCTTGGCGTTATTGAGGTTTGTCTGGGCGGTGGCGATGGCGTCGGCGTTGTTCTGGAGCGCCTTGCCGGTGGCGACCAATTGTCCCTCGACCTTTTTGACCTCAGCGCCTGCCGCAGAGTACTCTTCTTTGAGCCGCTCCAGATTCGCCTTGGCCATGATCGTAGCGGAATCCGATTCACCCAGGGTATCCGCGTACTCCCGATACTTCGCGGAGGCTGCCTCCACTTGCCGCCCGATGCGCTCGTACTCGGTGCGGGCGTCGGTCAGCGAGGCTTTGAGCTTTTCCTGCCGGGCATAGGAAGTTTCCAGCTTGTCGTTCGCCGCAACCAGTGCCCGGGAATACTGCTCCACCGCGCGGTTCTGCTGGGTGAGCTTCTCTCCCAGCATGGAGAGCTTGGACTCGGTACCCTGGACCGACTTTTCGAACTTGTCGATGCCGGCCCCGGCCAGTTTGAAGGTGCTTTCCGCCTCCTGGATCTGCTTGTTGATGGTGCGCATATTGCGGGAAAAGTTGTCGCTGTCCAACGACAGCGCCACTACCAACTCGCGCAATACCTCGCTCACGGAAAACACCTCCCATCAAAGAAGCGCCCCGAAGGACGCTGAGTTTCTACTTATTTACCGTTGCATTCCGGGTGAAATTTGGGTATAATATTAGGGAAAGGAGATGATCCCATGCCTCAGATTCTTCCGATCTCCGACCTGAAGAACTACGGAGAGGTGCTCAGCCATTGCGACAACGGTGCGCCGGTATACCTGACAAAGAACGGACGCGGCAAGTATGTGGTGCTGAGCCTCACCGATTACGAAAAGCAGCTCGCCTCCATCCGCCTGCTCTCCGAGCTTGCAAAGGGCGCCGAGTCCCTCCGCAAGGAAGGCGGCTTGACGGTAGAAGAAGCGTTTGACGGACTGGAGGGCTGACCATGGCAAGCGTCGTGATCTCCAGAGCAGCCCGCAAGGACTTGATCGGCATCCGCGACTATATCCGAGACGAACTGGTCAATCCCGACGCCGCCACCCGCATTGTCCGGGAGCTAAAGCAAAGCATTCTGGAGCTTGCCGAACTGCCGCAGCGTGGAAAGCCGTTGGATGCCGTGCTCTCCGTCCATACGGAGTACCGCTTTCTGGTCTGCGAAAGTTATCGCGTCTTTTATCTGTACGACGGCGACACCGTAGAGGTCGTCCGGATCCTGCACACGCTTCAGGACTATATGAGGGCGTTGTTCCTGTAAGGGGACAGCGCTCATTTCAAATTTGGCCACACCTCGTCGATGAAGGCGCGGCGCGGCTCTTTTTTCTTTTGCTCCCAGCCGGCGTCCCAGGCGCGCATCGCGAGGAATCCCAGCATGTCCATCTCGTCGATTTCCTTCATGCGCCAGCCGGATTTCAGCAGCGCGTTGTAGGTCGCATACACGTATTCCGGCAGCGTCAGGACGGCGTCGTCTCCTTTTTCAGAAGCTCTTCCGCTTCCTGTGTCGCCGTCGGAAGGTCCGCTGCCGGCTTCGTAGGAAAACTGTCCAGCACCTCGGTGGTCTGCGTCTGCACCGCCATGAGCCCCAGCGCGATGTCGTGCATCAGCCGGTCGGCGGGATAGTGGTCGTACATCTCATCCGGAGAGAACTGGTTCGCAAACAGGATGCAAAACCACTTGACCATCACGTCCAACGCCTCGGCCACCGTAATCTTTTCCTCCGAGACGTCCTTGCCCTCGGCCGCGTCCTTGGAAATCCGGATCATCCGCGCGTACATTTTGGACGCGGGCTCCATTTCACGAAGCGCGCGGCCCGAGATGAAGTCCACCGAATACTTCTTTTCGCCCAGCGTACAAGTGATCATGATCGTGTTCCTTCCTTCTAAATAGAGCCGCCGCACAGATCACTCCATGCGGCGGCAGCGTTGTTTCACGGAGTCGGGGTAAGGGTAGGCACGTACACCGTCGCCAGGAACGCCGCGCCTTTCTCGGCGGTAAAACCGTTCTCCCCTTCGTCGGCAACCGCCTGATACAGCCCATCGTGGGTGCGCTTGATCGCAGTCCACTCGATCTCGCCGGTTTGACGGGTGATGGTGCCGCCTTCCTTGGTGGCATAGTTTTCCGTAACCGGCTTGGCCCGGACCTTGTAGAGCCATACGTACCGGAACAGGCCGCTGGCCTTCTCCGACATGAAGCCTACCGCAAAGTAGGGGGGCGTATCACTGGATTTGCGCAGGAGCACGCCGTTTTCGTCGATGGTGTGCCCGAAAACCTGCTCCTGAATGACCAGCGGAATGTCCGCCATCTTGGTCGTGAAGGTCAGCTCGGGGTCCGGATATAGCACAGAAAATTCAATGTCGTCCGCGTATTGAACGTCCGGATCGGCGTTCTCGGGGGTAACGGACGCCTCGATGGCGCCCGCGACCTTCTGGAGCTCGCCGTAGGTGATCGCCTCTTCGGTATCCACCGTCAAAGGCGCGAGGACCATGCTCTTTAAACCCACCGTAGAAGCTACGGCGGGCGAAGCCGCAACAGGCATACACTTATCCTCCTTTAAAACTGAAGCGGACGGGTTCAACGTCCGCCGATCTCGTCCCGAAGGACCTTTTTCATTTCCTCGTAAGCTTCGTTGGATTTCACATCGAAAGCGGGCCGGACAAAGGGATGCGCCGGGGCGGGGGCCGGTCCCGCATGCCCGAACTCCACAGGATTTGCGTAAAATGCGCCATTCTCGCTGTGGTGAACGCCGATGGTGATCCGCTTCCCGCGCTTGCCGCCATGTACCTTGCCGGTATGAATGGAGCCGTGCAGATCGCCGGTGATGATCGCCGGATCGGTGGACGCGTTGTGCAGCATCTGCTGTTCGATCGGTACCGCGCCGGCCTCCAGCGCCCGGTTGACGGCGGGACCATTCTCCACTGCCGCCGCCATATTGGTCAGGTCGTTTGTGAGGTCGTCAAAACCCTGTAGCTTTACACTCGTTGGGGCACCTCCTCCCTGAGACACCAGGTCCACTGCATGGCGAACTGCCGAGTCGCGGTATCGTAGGCGGGTTGGTTGTATCCCTTGTCCGATTCCTCGATCATGGCAAACCCTGCCGCGTACATGCCGGTGCGTACCTTGACCGCAGTCTCGGTGGGATCCCCGTCGCTCCAGAGGTTCAGATAGACGAAGGTCTTGTAGGAAACGACGGCATCGTCTTGATACGCATCCTCGGTGGTGACCGTGGAGTACACCATGTACTGCCCGGGCGGATTCTGGCCGGAGGCTGTCGGCCGCCAGATGCCGGCAAAAACCGGAACACCCACATCCTTCAGCGCCTCCTGTACCTTGCGCATCAACCCACCCCCTTGACGATGGAGGTCTTGAGACCCAGGTACCGGCGCTTGAACTCATACTCGCCCATGGTGGTGATCACCCGCTTGTCCCCCAGGAACTTCACCCACATGCCCGGATGCACGTCGCTCCGGTAACGGATGGTGAAGTTGATGACACCCTCCGCGTTCACAGTATCGGCTGCGCGGAAGGTCTGGTTGCCGGCCTCGATGGCGGATGCCCACACGCGGCATACCACCACGTCGTTGGGCTCCGGGTAGCCATTGGCGTTGACGAGATTCTCCGTGTAGCCGATCTCGACCAGGTGCCGGAGATCTCCCGGATGTGGATCGGACTCGAAGTTTTTATAGCCGCGCATGCGTTCACCTCCGTCAGAAGAACTTCGTCACGTCGCGGTGAGGGTACAGAAGATTCTCAAAGGCCATCCGCATTGCCAGGTACACTTGCTTGTCCGGGTTGTCCCGGTTCTCATAGTAGTGACTCACCATGAGCAACACCGCCAAGCGGACGGCGGGCGGGGCGATGTCTGCAAACTCCACGCGGCAGAAATCCTCCGCGGCGGCCTGCGCCTGCTCGACGAGGGAGGCCAGGTACTCGTCCTCTTCGTCATACCGGATGCGCAGGTGCGCCTTGACTTCGGGAACGGTCACGACCATAAGCCCACCGCCTTACCCGGCCGAAGGCCCATCCGGCGCCATCAGGCCGGAAGCCTTGAGCATCCCGATGAGGTTGTTGAAGCTCTCCCGTAGCGCGGCCACCGTCGTGGCTTCGCTGGGTTGTATGTTGGGAAGCTGCGCCTGCGCGCCCGCAGGCAGATCGAATAGCCCCTCCGCGCCTTCCACCGTCGCGCCGGGAAGGAACGTCAGCTTGCCGCCGACTACCCACTCGTTGCCGCCGTGGGCATGGTAATTCCGGGATGTCTGGCTCATTGGGCTTCCTCCTTTGGATCGATAAGAGAAGGGAGAGCGCTGCCGCATCAGGAACGCTCTCCCTTGGTGTTTAGGCGATCTTCATCTTGAGACACTTGACCGCTTCGGGGAGGATCAGCCGGCCGTCCACGCGCTGCGTGATTTTGAAACCGACCTGATCGGTGGCCGCGTACAGCTCGTTCAGGCGCTGCAGCGAGCGGCCCTCGCGATCCGCGAGCCAATAGTAGCTGTAGTCGCCGTACAGGATGGCCTTGTTTCCCGCGGTGGGCAGCGGCATGTAGTTCGAGGTCAACACCCGCTGGTTGAGCAGCGTGTCCGGCTGACCGTAGAGAAGCCCGGGCTGCCACATGAACTGCCCATTCCCGTCCTTGAGTTTCCGGATCATCTTGATGGTGGCGTCGTTCATCAGGAACGCCGCGCGGCGGCGGTGGCCGGATTTCAGGGAATGCTGCAAATCCAACAGCTCGTCCGCGGTAATGGCAGCTGCCGCGGCCGAAGTCACGCCCAGCTCTGCGCCGAGCGTTTCGTGCAGAAGGCCGGTGGGCTTGTGAGCGCCGTCGCCGCCGATGATGGCAGCCTCCTCCGCAGCGCCCACGCGCCGGGAAAACTCGCCCCGGATATAGGCGGCCAAGTCGAACGCGGAGTCTCGCAAAAGCTCCTCCGAAATCCGGATCATGCTGCCCACCTTGTGCGCGCCGAGCGAGATCTGCCCGAAGCTGTCGTCCGACTCGGGGATGACCGCTTCCTCCTCCACCCACGACGCCGCGCTCTTGCTGGTGACCAGCGGGATCTTGCGATCGCCGGAGGAGGTGGTGATCACGTGCACGAGGCCGCGCATGATGTTCTCCTCCTGCAGCGCTTCGATCAGCTGGTGCTCGAATTCATCCGGCACCGTGTAGCCGCCCTCGCTGAGCTCGCCGATCTGCAGCGCGTTGCGCAGTTCATAGCCCCGGCGGTCCACGTCGCGCATGAGCTTCCAGAAGGCGTCGTTGTAAGCCGTGCTCCCGCGGCCGGGCTTTTCACCCTTGGTGTCTCGCTCCGGGCGGGAGGACAGCGGCGCGTTCACCGGCGCGTTCATCTCCCGGTCCAACTCGGCGGCGCGCTCCTCACGCTCGATGGCGCGGCCCAGGTCCACAACCTCTTGCTCCATCCGTTCATAGGCTTGCGTATCCTCGGCGGACAGCAGGCCGCTCTCGTCCTTGTGGGATTCCAGAAACGCCTTGGCCTTGTCCCAGGTCTCACCGCGCTTCCTGCGCAGGTCCAGTACCTTGCTCATACCGTGCTCCTCCTGTTTATCGCCGCGTGGGCATTATTAAGCCCAGCCGCTTTTGCAGCTGGGCGAAGGGGATGCCGGGCTTTTCCGGCTGTTCGGTTGCACCGGATTTCTCCGGCATTTGGGTCGCCTGGGCGGCCTCCGGCGGCGAACCGCCCGTGCCCATCGGCAAGGCTTGCGCCGTCCCGTCCTGTCCTTCGGGCCTTTCTGCCTGCTCTCCGGCAGGTGCTACAGAGGATGTATGCTCGTCGCCCTGCGAGGGGCGGGACGGCTGTTGTTTCCGACGGTCCAGCCAGGCTTTCACCCGGGCCTCCGCCTCCGCGCGGTCCACGGCGTGCGATTTCACAGCGTTTTTAAGGCTGCCGACTGCGTCATCTTCTACGATCCCGTCGATGAAGCCGTTTCCGAGTGCCGCTTTCGCGTCCATCCACGCCGTCGCCGTCATCATGGCGGCAAGCTCCCCGCGTTCCTTTTTACAGCGGGTGCCGTACACGTTGAGGATGCTCTCCTTGCAGGCGCGGAGCAGGCCGATCGCCTCCGAAAGATCCCGCTCATTGCCCCAGGCGATGACGATAGGATCGTGGATCATGAATAAGGACCCGGGCGTCATCTCCAGGTGGCTTGCCGCCATGGCCAGTACCGTAGCGGCGGAGGCCGCCGTGCCCGAAATGGTGATGTGGACGTTGCCCGGATAGGCCCGGACGTCGTCGAACATTCGCGTCGCCGCGTTACACGATCCGCCGTAGCTGTTCAGCCGGATGCGCACGTCATCCGAGAATTGATTGTCCGCGCCATACAGCGCTTCGTGCAGGCTGTTCGGTGTGATCTCATCGCCGAACCATACCTCCTCGTCGATATAGCCGTTCAGGCTTAGCTCTCTCAAGGGTCATCCCTCCGTTTTTCTCTGGCAATCTGCTCCCGCACAAGCGTTATGGGTCTGTGTCCTTCCCTTTCCGCGCCGCCGTAATGGGGATCATGTTGCCGTTGACCATGTACTCGTTGCCGCCGTCCTCGTCGGACAGCGGGTTCATGTTTTCGAGCTCCCGAATGTCATTGGCAGACAGCCAGCCATTCTGGCGCCCGATGGCGTACCCGTCCATCCGCTCCTTGTAGCTGCCGCGCATGAGGCCGTCGATATTGAAGCGGACATAAAAATCACCCTTCTCCCGTTCTGGGAAGAGCGTTTTGTTCATGGCCTGCTCGATTCGGACCAACCAAGGGCGGATTGTGTGCATTGCGAAGCTGATGGACTGATGCTCGATATTGCTGAAGGTCGCGTGCTCGAGATCGCCCACCAGATGGGGCGGCACGCGGTAGATCCGGCAGATCTCGGCCACCTGGAACTTCCGGCTCTCCAGAAACTGCGCATCATTGTTGGGCATGGAGATCCGTTCGAACTTGAGGCCCTCCTCCAGGATGGCCACCTTGCCGGAGTTGGCGGAACCTCCGTAGGCCGCATTCCAGCTCTCCCGCAGCGCGGTCGGGTTTTTCACCGTATTGGGATGGGTCAAGACCCCCGCCGGTGTGGCACCATTGGAAAAGAAGCGGCTGCCGTATTCCTCGGCGGCAATGCCCAGGCCAATGGCGTTTTTCTGAAGTGCCACGGGGCTGTACCCCATGATCCCGTCAAACCCGAGACCCGGGATGTGCAGCACATCCTCCGGCCGCAAGCGGGCGATGCCCCCATCCCGGGTGGTGTATTCGTAGGTCAGCACACCCTGACTGTTCCGGTCCACCAGCATCTTGTCCGGCAATAGCGGGTATAGGCCGATCACGCGTCCGCGGCCGTCGCGAAGAATCTGGCAGTAGGAATTCCCCCAGAGCAGAAGATGCGCGAGCATCGTCTCCCGCAGGATAAACGATGTCATCTCGCCGTTGGGCTCGTCGTGCAGGATGCGGTAGAGGGGATGCGCAAGCGCTTTTTCGCTGCCCTTTTCCGTGTACTGATAGATGTGAAGCGGAAGGCTGGCCACCGTCTCGGCGATCACCCGCACACAGGAATACACTGCCGTCATCTGCACTGCCGTTCGGGGATTGACCGCCTTCCCTGCCGCGCTGCTTCCAAAGTAAAATGCCAGGGCGGCGCTCACACTGTTTCGAGGCGAAGGTCGCCCCCCGGGCTTATCTCTGGAATGGAATAGCCGTGCCAATGGGTTTCTCATGGCCACCTCCGAAAAATGCGCATAGAAAAAGGCACCCCATTGCTGAGATGCCTCATCACCGTATCGAATTCTTGCTTTGCCCGTTATCTCTCTCCGCGATACCGGATAACCGGGACTTGCTTCGTTTTGCCGCTGTTGGTCCTGCGCTCCAGCGCAAAAACCATGTCCCGCGTGCGTTCAAAGTAGCCGATGTCCTTTTTCCAACTGACACCGCAACTGCAGTGTTGGAGCCCAATGAACTGCTGCTTCATTTTCTTGCCGCAGTTCGGACAGACTTTATTGCTCTTCCCCATGATCTCTTCACCTGACACTCCAAAGGACTGCTCATTCGGCCATGCAAACCACTCAGAGTTCCTTGAGATAGTCCTTTGCGAAGTAAACGACGCGCATCACGTTCAGCTTGCGCCTTTCATCATCCGGAATGTAAAAGACAATATAGTTCGCCACGATCAGTTTCCGGTAGCCTTTTCGCTTGAGCAATTCATCGTTGACGGGCGGCGCCGCATAAGGAAACGCGCACGCCGCCACGATCGCCGATTCAATCTCGTTCAAAAGCCGGATAGCGCTTTCCTTCGCAGATAGCTGAAGCGCGATATACTCCGCAATGCCGTCCAAATCCTCAATGGCGGACGGCATCAAGTCATAGCCATAGGGCTCATTCATACTTCGCCCTCAATGCGTTGAAGGCCGCTCGTCCATCTACACCCTCGCCCTTGGACAATTCATGCTCCGCTTCCATCAGCTTCTTATAAACGTCCGCGACCGCCATCGTCCGCTCATAGGTCTCTATGCTCATGACCACCATATCGCCATAGCCGTTCTTCGTAATAAAAATTGGCTCCCGGCTGTTCTTGCAGCGTTCGCTGATTTCATTCGTGTTGCGCAGGTCCCGGATCGGAACGATTTTCATAGTCATGCCACCTCCCTGATCACAGCACAATTATAGCATAATTATGTCCGGTCGTCAAGGCGGCCATATGACCAAAATTCGGGCGAGGGTTTCCATATGGCTGTGCTTCACAGCCCGCCGCCCGTTTTTTTGTCATGGCAGGCCTTGCAAAGCGCCTGCCAGTTGTCCTCATCCCAAAATAACCGCTCGTCCCCGCGGTGCGGGACGATGTGGTCGACCACCGTAGCGGGTGTCAACCGGTTCTCACGGAGGCATTCGGCGCAGAGCGGATGCTTTCTGAGATAAAGCGCTCTGGCCCTGCGCCAGCGCCCATCGTATCCACGCTGTGCGGCCGTCTCCCGGGCATAAAGTCCCCGATGCTGCTCACAGTACGGGCCGTCGCTCAGATTGGGGCAACCAGGATGGCGGCAAGGCCGCTTGGGTGCTCTGGGCATGCTTCACCTCATATAAAGATCAGACCGCGCTCGTCGTACACGCTGCCGCCCGTTCCCGGGCTCTTCATTGCCCGGTCCAGCGCCATCACCAGCGCCACCGCGCCGTCCACCTTTTCGGTGGACTTTTCCTTATCGATCTTGAGGTTCCCGGCCGGATCCGTGCGCACGTAAGCGTTGTCCATGTTCCATCTGAGCACCGGATGCCCGCCGTGGGCGAGCCTGCGCTCCAGCACGATCCGCATCAGTTCCTTGGTGGGCGGGCTCATATCGCGGAATCCCTGGCCGAAGGGAATCAAGGTGAAGCCGTCGTCTTCCAACGTCTGCACCATCATGGTGGCGTTCCACCGGTCGTAGGCGATCTCCCGGATGTTGTAACGCTCGCCCAGGCTCACAATGAACTGCTCGATGAACCCATAGTGAACAACATTTCCTTCGGTGGTCATCAGGAAATCCTGCGCCTCCCACACGTCGTACATCACATGATCGCGGCGGACGCGCAACTCCACCGTCTCCTCTGGCAGCCAGAAAAAAGGCAGCACGTAGTACGGCTCGTCCTCATCCTCCGGCGGGAACACCAGCACGATGGTTGTCAGGTCAGAGGTGGAAGCGAGGTCCAGGCCGGCGTAACAGGCCCGCCCCTCCAATGCCACCGCATCCACCAGACCGCCGCACTCGTCCCACCGGTCCATGGGCATCCATCGTACACTTTGTTTGACCCACTGGTTCAGGCGAAGCTGACGGAACATGTTCTCATCAGCGGGCGTCTCCAGTGCCTTGTGGTAGGCGTCGCGAACCTTGTCGATCGTAATCGTGTGTCCCAGCGAGGGGTTCGCCTTATACCAATTGCGCTCGTCCTGCCAGTCTTCACCATCCGCAAGGCCGAACACGACCGGGTAGAAGCGCGGATCCCGCTTCCGCCCCTCGAGGATGTCCATGGCCTTCTGGTGGACTTCCCAACAGATGCTGGTCCGATCCGTCCCGGCCGTGGTGAGGAAGACCCACAGCGGCTGCGCCCGCGCGTCACCGCTGCCTTGAGTCATGACATCGTAAAGCTTCCGGGTGGGCTGGGTGTGCAGCTCGTCGAAGATACAGGCGCTGACGTTCAGACCGTGTTTGGTTGCGACCTCCGAGGACAGCACCTGGTAGATGCTGCCAGTGGGATCGTAGATCATGCGCTTGGTGGACGGGATGATCCGGATGCGCTTCATCAGCGCGGGACTCTGCTTAACCATATCCACGGCCACGTCAAACACGATGCCGGCCTGCTGCCGGTCGGAAGCGCAGGAGTACACCTCCGCGCGCCACTCATCGTCATTGGCCAGCATGTTGAGCGCCAGCGCCGCACCAAGCGCCGATTTCCCCTGTTTCTTGGGGATCTCGATGTAAGCTTGCGTGTACTGCCGGATCTCCGGTTTTTCGTCCCGCACGGTGCCGAACACGTCCGAAACGATCTGCCGCTGCCAGGGAAGCAGGTGAAAGGGTTTGCCGTGGAACTCGCCCTTGGTGTGCTTCAGACACTCGATGAAGCCCAGCACGCGCTGGGCCTTTATCTCGTCAAAGGCCATACTACCACCTGCCCTTGAGCAGCCGCTCCATGGGGTCCTCGGCAGAATCCTCCGGACCGCCGCCGGCTGCGATGATCCGAGTGCGGGTGGCGGGCGTCAATCCGAATTCCGTGCAGAAGGACTGCATGATTTTGAGGTTCTGCTGCGCGATGGACACCTGCGGCACCTGCTGGACGTAGCCGGACGGCGTCTTGAAGATGCTGCCGTGCTGGGTGATGAACTCCTCGGCTTCCTTCCAGCGCGCGAACGCCTGGCAGTACCCGGAGAAGGCGGTCAGGTCTGCCATCGTAAGTACGCCCATGGCCTCCAGGGAGGGCGCCAACCGCTTCCACTCCTTCTTGGCCTCGGGCATGAGCCAAGTGGGGCACTTAATGTCACTCTTGGGCGGCACCGGCTCACGGTCGTTGAGCTTCCGCTTGCCTGGATTCCCTTCCAGTACCTTGAGCGCGGTAGGCTTGGGCTTTCTGCCTCGGATCGCCATGCGGCGCACCTCCTTTCTCAAAAATGCGTAATCAAAAAGCGCCCCCGGCGCTTGGATTGGGTGGTGGTATTATGCCAGGGCCGCCATCAGTGCCAGCACATCGGCGTCTGAGAGCGCCTTCCGGTAAACCGTCAGGTGGCTTACGCTCACAGAGCTGAACCGGAACTTACTGAAGCTGTCGGTATCCTGACAGCCGATCAGTAAATTCCCCATATACGGCATCCCGAGCGGGGTATTCAAGCGCTCCGCCACAAATGCGCCATCCTTGAGGACCCGGTAGCTGTACCGGTTCTTGACGACTGCCAGTACGGAGTATGGACCGGAATTCCCCGGTACGACGCCGCCATAGTTGTTCCCGACGATGACATTTACTTCATTCCCAGCGCAGGTAAAGTCGCGACGGACTAAAAGGCCCTCATAGTTCGGAAAAATCTCCGAGAAGCAAGAGCAGACGACTTTTTCCGCAGACGCCATTGTGTTGGCAAAGCGGACGATCAATGTCCAGTCCCGGTCCGGGTTATCGAACAGCCGGATGCCGGTATCCGCATAAGCGCCCACGCCATCGCCAATGAACGGTTCCGGTAGATTGTAAAGAACACGGCCATAGTTCCCGGTTGCCGTGGTGCGCAGGTTGCGGAGCATATAGTCCGCATACTGCGCACGGGCAGGAATGTATGCCCGCAACTGCTCAAGATTGCGGACCATGGCCTCGATGCCCGGCCAGATTTTCAACTCCTCGTCGTACAGCCGCTTGGGGATGCGCTCCATGTACGCCTCAAAGCCGGCCAGAATGGTGGCGGTGCTCAGCGCATCAGCGCGTAACGCCTCATGCCGAGCGGCCAATTCATCCGGAAAGCACCGGACCAACTTACTCCATAACAGGCTGGTGGAGCAATCGTACTCCTCGGGACACTTGCGGTCGTACGCGATCGACGTCGTACCGTCCCAGATGATGCCCCACAGGCTGTCCAGATCGTACAGGCTGGGGAACCACACTTGCCGGTCGGCGGAAACCATGAGCATGTTTTTGCCGAGATTGTCCGTGGCAGCCGACATGTGCGCGAAGCAGTAATAGTTCAGGCAAGCATTCAGATTCAGATACTGCCCGAACCGCTCCCTGAAAACAGCGTCGGAGGAATCCTTGACGAAATCCACCATGCGATTGAATGCGGTAAGCGCCGCATCGTCCTCCCGGCCGAACTCCACAGACCACTCCTGGAACATGGCGCGTTCCCGAAACGCACATGATCCAATCTGCGTTTCGGCGCACAGCATCAACGCGGTTTCCTCGTCTTCAAAGCCAAACAACCAGCCGTCTTTGGGGATCGTCCAATTGTAGAGCCCCGCGCACAGGCCGTTCATGTGCACAAGCACTGGAAACCCATCGATCAGACCGCGGTTCGGCGCGTTCGGAAAGAGTCCATACTTCGCCTGCATGTCGGCCGCCAGCCGGGCGGATACCACGTTGCAGGCGTGGGTCGGATCAACCCAGTCAGCCTTGAGCACATACCTGCTCTGCATGCCCCAGCCCGTTCGCATGGCGACCGGCTTCTTTTTCTTGAGCACCTCGTCTTCGTAAAGCCGGATCGTGAAATTCTTCTTGGGGTAGTTCAGGGACGAGGTTCCCTGCGGCTTCATCTTAATAGCGCAATCGAAGTCCAGCGCAGCGCTCCGGTACGAAAGCCGCGCAGGTCGCTCGTCCTCTTTCCCGTCCCAGCCCGTGAGGTAATCCCCTTCGATGTATACCCGGGGGATATCCGCATCCAGCCGCGCGATCAGGCCGGTCAGCTGATCCGTCCACGCCGAATCGACAGGTGCGGGAGCCAAACCCGCGACAAGCGCGCCGCTCAGCAGAGCGGTTGCCGTGGAGGATTTCATCAGCATACCGTTCCGTTCGACGCGCACCTCAAAGCCCACGCTCCCGGGAGCGACAAAAACCTCGGGCGGAAGAAGCGCCGTCAGCTTACCGCCCTCGGGCGTTGCCCCCACTATGATCGGCCAGGTTGTTTTGTCCGGCAGCCGCACCAGCACGCTGTACACGGCGTTTTCATAAGCCTGCGTCCAACCGCCGACATCCACCGTCAACTGCGTGGCCTCCACTTCGCCTACGCGACCCAACTCCCTGGTGGTTCCCTTGATGGATACTGTGCCGGTGGATGATACGGTCAGCTCAAATTTTCGCAACGTCATCACTCCCAAGAAAAAACCGCCGTGCTTCTTTCACGGCGGTTCGTTGAAACCAATCGGTTCAGCTGTCGGTCTCGCCGGGCTCCCCGGCGCCAACCGGAGCCGGTTCGTCAGCAGGTGCGGCATCAGACGGAGTTGTGTCATCCGGCGACACATGCCCAGGGTTCCTGCTTGACCCGTTGCCGGGGATCCCCTTCATCAGAAGCTTGCGGGCGTCCTTGTACTCGTCGCCGATGAACCCGAGCCGCAAAAGAAAGCACCGGAAAGCATACTTCGGGTTGTCGGTTTCATTCTCCGTCAGCAGCACGCGCTTTTGCTTCTTTGCCAGCTTGATCAGCGCGGCGATCAGGAGCGCACAGGCTTCCGTCAGCGCGCTGGGCGCGGTTCCTGGCAACCATGGAAAGCGCAGCACATCCTCGGTTTCCTCGATGGGCAAAGCCTCGACCCCCAGCGCCATGCGGACCAGCCAGCCCTTGCCCTCGATCAGCTTCTTGAGGTTGGAAACGGCCAAATCGTCCATGCCGTCTTTCGGGAAGACCAGCGTGATGCCATCAACCTCCGGGAGGCTCAAGCAGGCCGTCAGTTCCTTCCCGGCCGGCGGATCCTCCGGCTCGTTCCAATCCCCCTCCAGAGGAATGAACCCCTGCGCCCGCAGCGTGTGCAGCAGGATGCCGAGCGCCTTTGGGTCCGCGAAATCGTCTGTCTCCATGCTGCCATCCTTGTGGATCAGGAAGCTGCCGGCCTCGTAGTCGAAGGACGGNNATCGCCTTGACCAGCTCCTTGCGCCGCTCGCCTGTCGCTCCTTCAAAGTGAATGATCATAGGAAAACCCCTTTCATCGTTGTTGACCTATACATCCCTCTTTAGGGGCGTAAATGCAAGCAAAATCAGCCGGTCTGGCTGTAGAAATCCAGGCGAAGAACCTGTGCACATTACACCCCCGGAGCAGTCAATTCGGCAGTCACATCCTCATACGAGCGCTCCACGCCGCCGCGCAGCACCTTGATGCCCGCGGTCGCGCCAAACTGCTCCATGGCCCTGAGAACGATGACGGTCGCGTATTTCGGATCCAGTTCCATCATATAGCAGATGCGATCCAATTGCTCGCAGGCGATGAGCGTGCTGCCCGAGCCACCAAAGAGATCGAGCACGACGCCGTTGGGCGCGGAGCTGTTCCGGATCGGGTATGCCAAGAGCGGCACCGGCTTCATGGTGGGGTGCTGCTCACTGCGCTTGGGCTTGTCGAAGTTCCAGATAGTCGATTGCTTCCGATCGGAGAACCATCTGTGCTTCCCGTTGGGCAGCCAGCCGAACAGCACCGGCTCGTGCTGCCATTGGTACGGGCTTCGTCCCAACACCAGCGATTGCTTCACCCAGATGCACACGCCGCTGATGTGAAACCCCGCATCCTTGAAGGCGCGGCGAAAGTTGAGTCCTTCGGTATCCGCGTGGAAGACGTAGGCCGACGCACCCTCCGCCATATGCGCGGCCATGTTTTTGAAAGCGGCAAGCAGGAACTCATAGAATGCGCCGTCCGCCATGCTGTCGTTCTGGATGGTCTTTCCGTCCTTGCTCTCATAAGAAACATTGTACGGCGGATCCGTCACGACCAGGTTGGCCTTCACCGGTCCGGAACTGCCGGAGGCCATGAGCCGCTCCACATCCGCCACGTTGGTGGCGTCTCCGCAGAGCATCCGGT